CACTCAGGGAACCTGTCCTACAGTTGCGGCGTGCCTGAGGAGCTGACCGCCGTTGAGATGTGGACCGACGGTGCCTGCAAGGGCAATCCCGGACCGGGTGGCTGGGGTGCATGGATGCGCTGGGGCGAGCATGAGCGGGAGCTGTTCGGCGGCGAGGTGATGACCACGAACAACCGGATGGAGCTCACCGCGGTCATCGAGGGGATGCGGGCGCTGAAGCGTCCCTGCCAGGTCACCCTGCACGTCGACTCGTCCTATGTCATGAACGGCGTGCAGCGCTGGATCGCCGGGTGGAAGCGCAACGGCTGGCGGACCGCAGACAAGAAGCCGGTGAAGAACGTGGAGCTGTGGCAGGAGCTGGACGCCGAGCTGGCGCGCCACACCGTCCGCTGGGTCTGGGTCAAGGGTCACGCCGGCGACCCGGGCAACGAACGCGCCGATGCGCTGGCCAACCGCGGCGTGGACAAGGTGCGGGGGCTGAGCCCGTCTCCCGGGCCCGGACTGAGTGAAGCTCCCCCACCTGGACTCGAACCAGGAACCTGCGGATTACATGGAGGCCCTAGTCAGCGGCCTGCGTGATCTGCTCGCCCGCGTTCTGCGGGCACTCACGCGCGGCCGGGCCGGACACCGGGGGGAAGCCTCCGGCCCGGCCGCGCCCGTGATCGACATCGTCACCGGGGAGCGGGTGGCGTGATGGCACGCAGCAGCTACCTGCTCGCGTCCAGGTGGGAAGCACTCCACCACGAACTGATCCAACGCCCGCTCATAGATGTGGCCGCAACGCCAAGGCCGCACTCGTGCGGCACTACGAGCGGCAGCACGCGGGTGGAGGTCGTCCGGTGAGTGTCAAGCGGGCGTTGACGCCGAGGCGGGTGCGGGAGACTCCGGAGTTCGCGAAGTTCGTCCGGCGGACGATCCGTGCGCATGGCCGGCGGTGTGGTGGTGCCGATCCGGAGGACCTGACGGAGTTGGTCGAGATGTCGGCGACGCTGGCCGAGGCGGTCGGTGATGCTGTTGCTGGTCTGCGGGCGAACGGGTTCAGTTGGGCGCAGATCGGGCGGGCGTTGGGGATGACCCGGCAGGCGGCGCAGCAGCGGTTCGGTGAGCGCCGGCCCCGGTCGGATGTGATGCCCGGCCAGGTGGAGTTGTGGGCGTGACCACGTCCGGGCGGGTGTGTGCGTGGTGTCGGGGTCCGATCCGCACCACGGCGCGCCGCGACGCCATCACGTGCTCGACGCGCTGCCGGCAGGCCCGGGATCCGGCCCGGGTGATCGGGGCGAAGCCGGCGGTGTTCATCCGGTGGGTGTTCGACTTGCTGGGTGCGCTGCCTGGGGACGAGTTCGTGGATGTTTTCCCGGGTTCCGGCGGGGTCGGCCGGGCTTGGGCAGCGTTCTGTGCATGAACACGGCACACATCATCGGTGCGTGGCGGACGTGGCTGTTCGCCCGCGATCTTTCCCCGGAGACGATCCGGCTGCGCGTCTATCAGGTTCGGCGGTTCGCTGAGAGCCATCCTCAGCTACTCGCGGTCGGGGTGGATGAGCTGAACGCGTGGCTGGGTCGTCCTGGTTGGTCCACGAACACCCGCCGGTCGCAGTTGGCGGCGTTGAGGTCGTTCTACGGGTGGGCTCACGCCACGGGCCGGATCGTGGCTGATCCGTCGAGGTTGCTGGCGAGGATCAGGCCGGCGCAGTTGAGGCCGCGTCCGGCGCCGGCCCGGTCGGTGCGGGTGGCGATGATCGGGGCGCAGGCGCGGACGCGGCTGATGCTGACCTTGGCCGTCCGGCAGGGTCTACGGCGGGGCGAGATAGCGCTGGTGAACACGGCCACTGACCTGGTCGAGGACCTGGTGGGCTGGTCGCTGATCGTGCACGGGAAGGGCCGCAAGGAGCGGACGGTTCCGTTGGCCGGCGACGTCGCCGAGATGCTGTTGGCGCTGCCGGCCGGTTGGGTGTTCCCGGGCCTGACGGGCGGGCACCTGTCCGCCGGACACGTCGGGGTGCTGATGGCCCGGGCGTTGCCGGACGGCCTGACGGCGCACACGCTGCGGCACGCGTTCGCCACGAACGCCTACCGGGCCACCCGGGACCTGTTGGCCGTCCAGGAGCTGTTGGGCCACTCGAAGCCGGAGACGACCCGGGCCTACATCATGCTGCCCGAGGATGCGTTACGGGCCGCTGTCGAGGCGGCCGCGTAGTTCGGCGAGGTCGCCGGTGACGCGGGTGTCGAGCCGGCCGAGGTCGCTGCGGACTTCGCCGATCTGGTGGCCGAGGGAGCGTTGCCCGTCGAGGATCAGGCCGAGGGTGAGGGACTGGTCGGCCAGTTCGGCGCCCTGCCGTTGCAGGGGGCCGTTGGTCTGTTCGACCGCTTTGGCGGCGTTCTTCTTGGCCTGCCGGCTCCAGATGGCGGCGAGGAGTGCGGCCAGGCCGGACAGGACGGCGCCGATGTCCCAGATCACGCCCCGCCCCTCGGCATGCCGTCCGGGGTGGTGGTGTCGGTCTTGCCGGTGGCCATGCCGAGCACGGCGGCGGCGAGGTAGAGCCAGGCTGCGGCCTGGTCGCCGTCGAGGACGCGGTAGGTAGTCAGGATGGCCACACCGGCGCAGGTGACGCCGTAGGCCCACTTGCGGCGTGCCGGGGTGAGCACGGCCTGGATCTTGTCGAGCATCGGAGGGGGTCCTTTCCTTAGGCCAGGCCGAGGAGGCTGGCGGTTTCGGTGACGATGGTGTGCCGGTCGTCGGGGTCGATGGGGCCGGCGGTCTTGACAGGCCGGGGCTCGTAGTCGTTGACAGCGAGCGGGGTGCAGGCGGCGAGGCCGAGGCGGCGGTTGGTGGCGGTTTCGGCCAGGAGCTGGGCAGCGGCGAACAGGACGCTGGCGCGGCGCAGGTGGCTGGCGTCGCTCACGAGGGTGTAGCTGGTGATCTTGTTCTTGGCGAGGAGCGGGACGGTGTTCTTGGCGTTGCCGATGGTGGAGGCCGAGCTGGTCTCGGTGATGATCCGGGCCGGGTCGATGCCGGCTGCGGCCATCCAGGCTTTGCCGGCGGCGGCTTCGGTGCGTCCGGCCTTCGGTGCGCCGCCGGTGATGACGACTCGGGAGGCGCCGTGCCGGCCGGCGGCGAGGGTCGCGAGGGCGAGCCGGCGTCGGAACTGGGGTTTGATGCTGCCGTCCGCGTTGAGGCTGCCGCCGAGGACGACGAAGGCGTGCCCGGCGTCGGGGACGTCGACGAGGTCGCCGGCGGTCCAGGCGAGCCGCATTCCCTTGTCCCAGACGGCCCAGGACGCCATGAACTCGGCCCATCTCGGCCCGTCCCAGGGGGAGCGGTGCCGAAGCTTGTCCAGGAGCGATTCTGACGGCTTTCCGGTGTCGGCGTAGCCGTCGAGGATGGCGGTCTGGAAGTGCTCGGCGGGCCAGGGTCGGACGAGGTACGTCCAGCCCTTGGAGCGGTGGTACAGGTCGCGGATGCGGCCTTCGCGGCCGGTCTGGTCGCCGGCCTTGCCGCCGGACGCCTTCCCGCGTTCGTCTGCCTCGAAGGACACGACCTTGCCGGCGCCGAGGCAGTAGACGACGTGCCCGGGGCCGACGATGAAGTCGCCTTCGCGGGCGGCGGCGGTGAGCTTGGCCAGGGGCCAGCCCTTGACGGTGATGGCCCGGTACATGCCGGTGGCGGTGAGCTTCTTGGCGAAGTTCCCCGTCCAGAAGGTGCCGCCCAGCACGCTGCGGTCGATGAAGCCGCCGAGCCAGGCGATGACGCCACAGGAGCTGGAGCAGTCGAACGCGCCAGGGGTGTGGAGCTTGCCGGCGGAGATGCCGGACCAGCGGGCGGCCTGGTTGTAGCCGTAGTTCCCGCCGGCGATCTGGCGGGCGATCTTGGTGGCGGTGGCGATGGTCACTGGGGGTCCTCGATTCCGTTGGTGCCTTCGGTGGCGGGGTCGGCGGGGTTGTCGGTCTCGAACTGGTCGAGACCGTCCGGTGTGGCGTCCTCGTCCTGATCTGTCGCGTCCAGCTGCGGATCGGTTGTCATCTGGGTTGCCTCTCGGTTAGGTGGTGAGGTAGTCGAGGTTGAAGTCGAGCGTGGTTCCGGCGGCCAGGGTCTGGTTTGGCAGGCCGTGGGAGAAGACCACCTGCCCGGAAAGTCCGTCGATGCGGCCGAACCATTGGCGGGTGCCGGGCTGGAAGACCCGGACGTCGACCTGCGCAGGGCAGCCGTTGGTCCAGCCGGCGGGCATGGTGAAGGCGACGGCGTCGGTGAAGTTGCCGTCTGCGGCGGACGTGATGGCAGCCGTCTTGACGGCGGAGACTCTGCCGATGACGCGGCTGGCGAGGCGGCGGACCGCGTAGCTGCTGATAGTCCAGCCGGCCGCCGCGACGATGCCGAGGTCGGTGGTGATCCAGCCCGTGTCGCCGGGGTCGACTGCGGGGCCTGGGGTGAAGCCGGCCAGGGCGGCGGCAAGCCGCCGGGTGTATTCGGGGGTGTCGATAATCGGCTGGTTGTCGGCCATGTAGACCCAGCCGGCGGGGGTGAGTGGGAACGGGGAGATCGGCATCGCGGGTCCTTGTCAGTAGAGCCGAGGGAGGGTGCAGCGGAGGTCGTTGTAGGTGAGGGCGGGCCCTCCGCCGGCGGCGTAGGCGGCGACGAAGGTGGTGGTGATCTGCAGGTCGGTGATGTAGCAGGGGACGCGGAGCCCATACAGGCCGGCGGGGGTGGGGTTGATGAGCAGGTCCCAGGTGAGGTCGGCGTTGATGGTGAGCTGGCCGGAGGTGACGACGTGGAAGCGGGCGACGCCGGCGGGGGTGGGTGCGATTTCGAGGACGGCGCCACGGGTCCGGGTCGGCAGGCCGGTGAGGATGCGGAGGATGTCGGGCTGGTCGGTGGTGACGGCGCAGGTGTCAAGGCTGGGTTGACCGGTGACGACCGCCTCGGCGGGTTTGCTGGGCAGGGCCGGTTCGGCTTTGGTGATGGCGTCGGCCAGGTACTGCCACCAGACCAGCGCCGGGCCGGCGGCGGTGTCGGCGATGATGCCGGAGTCGATGGTGAGGCGGGTGCGGAGCCTGGGCGGCAGGGAGGGCGGGATGATGATGCCGCCGCCGGGTGTGTAGTAGACGCCGGCGAGCTGGGCGACGCCGGCGGTTGTCTCGTAGCCGATCATGACCTCATCGGCGCCGCAGGCCCGGTCGAGGGTGCTGGGGACGTGCTCGACCTGGTCGGGGGTGAGGGTGACGAGCTGGCCGGGCAGGTAGTGGGGGGTGGTGGACATCCACCAGCCGCGTCGTCCGGTGCCGGACAGGTGGGGTTTGAGGGCGAGGAAGCCGGCAGTGGAGCCATAGTTGCCGACCTGTTGGCCGGTGGCCCGGGCGACCTCCTGGAGTGCGTCCAGGAGGCTGTCGGTGTAGTCGAGGGCGTCGACGATCGCGTTGTCGACGTCGGCTGCTGGCATGGCGGGCAGGAACGGCCACACGCCTTGGAGGGCGGCGTATCTGCTGGTGCAGGATTCGGCGGGCCGGGAGGTGGTGTACACGCCGGCTGCCCATTGGACGGGGTCGGTGACGATCAGGTCGTGACGCCAGTAGGTGGTGTCGCCGGCGACGTGGGAGATGGTGACGGTGTCCTGTTCGGTCCAGCCGTACACGACTTCGACGGCTGCGGCGCCGGCCCAGGTGGCGGTGACGATCACCTTGCAGCCGGTCGGGTATTGGCGGGCGGTGGTGCTGAGGATGGACAGGCGGGTTTCGGTGGGGTCGGGCTGGCCGAGGGGGCCGGGGGTCTTCCAGGCGACGTCGAGGGCTTCGAGGAGGCTGGGCTGTCCGGCGCGGACTGCGGACGGGTCGGTCGCGTTGATGGTTTCGACAACGCCGCCGTAGCCGTCGGTCGGCCAGGTGAGGGTGACCGTGACGGTTTGGAGGATCGCGGCGGCGGCGGTCATGGCAGGGCCACGCTGGACAGGTCGAGGATGCCTCGGGCGCGGGCGTCGCCGGTGAGGATGTTGCGGATGGTCTTGCCGGTGCCGCGCGTGTCGACGGCGCCGTTGACGTTGAAGATCACCTGGGCACGGTCGGACGCCCGTCGTCGGGATCGTGCCGAGGTGGCCCAGCTGGCGGCGCCGTCGAGGTCGAGGGACGGTGCGAAGCTGTCGGTGACGGTGGTGGCCAGCCGGTCCATTGCCGCTTCGGCAACGCCGAGTCCGGCATCGATGCTGTCGGCGACGCCGCCGATGAGTCCGTCACCGACGTCGTGGCCGATCGCGTAGGTGCGTCGGCTCGGGGAGTGCGTGTCGAAGAAGTTCTTGAACCAGCCGACGACGGAGTCAACGAAGCCGGCGATCTTGTCCTTGATCCAGCCGATCTTGTCGTTGATGCCGTTCCATAGGCCGGCGATCAGGTCGCTGCCGATGCGGACGAGGTTGCCGGGTAGGTCCTTGAAGAACCCGCCGATCTTCCCGGGAACGCTCTGGAACCAGTTGACGACCTTGGTCCATGCGGAGCTGATCTTGTCGCCGGCGCTGGTGAAGAATCCGACGATGCTGGGCCACAGGGCGCCGATGAAGCTGGAGAACTTGCCCCAGATGTCGGTGAGGAACTTGGTGAACTTGCCCCAGGCTTCGCGGCCGACGTCGGTCTGGGTGAAGAACCAGATGAGGCCGGCGACCAGGGCGGCGATGGCGAGGACGACGATCATGATCGGGTTGGCGCTCATGGCGGCGTTGAGTGCCCACTGGGCGGCGGCGCCGGCCTGCTTGGCGAGGTTGGAGTAGGTCTCGGCCTTGGTGAGCGAGGAGAGTGCGCCGGTGGCCTGTGACCAGAGCTTGCCGCCGCCCTCGACGGCGACGTTGAGGAGGTCGCCGGCGTCGGCGGCGGTCTGGAACGCACCGCCGGCCAGGGAGAGGGCGTCGCCGAATGGGCCGCCGATGGTGTCGCCGAGGCCGGCGAGTGCGCCGGCGAGCTGGGCGCCTTTGGAGGCGAGGGTGTCGGCGCCGTCGCCGACGCCTTCCATCCGGTCATCGAAGCTGCGGGCGGAGTCGGCTGCCCGGTCCATGGCGGTGTCGGTGTCCCGGGCGGCGTCGACGGCGCGGTCCATCGCGGTCTCGAAGCTGGACGCGTCGCCGAGAACGTCGATGCTGATCGGCCGGGCCATCCGGGTTCACCTCCTCCGGTTGTGCATTCGTTTGGCCTGGGCCAGGAATGCGAGCTTGGTTTCGTAGTCGAGTGCGTGGTATTCGCTGGGCTGGACGCCGGTGACGAGGCAGAACGCGGCTTGCCGTTCGGCGGCTAGCTCGCGGGCTCGTCTTTTCCCAGTTCGGCCGGGCTGTCCTCGCCGGCGAAGTAGTCCTCGGCGGCGCCCAGGGTCATCTCCAGGGCGGCCGCGTGGGCTGCCTCGTCGCTCATGCCGTGGCGGCGGAGGTCAACGAAGATCAGGGCCCGCATGAACGAGAACGTCTCGACGCGGAGGGCGGCGAAGTCGGTGCCGAACTGTTGGCGGATGGCGATCTCGTCCCAGCCGGTGATGGTCCGGAAGAACGTCTTGGCGGTCGGCCGGATGGTGGCCGGTTCGCTGGGTGTGTAGGGCTCGAAGCGTTGGCCTTCGCCGGCGGTGCCGGGGAACTCGTAGGTGTCGGTCATTGGGTGAATCCGTTCTGGTTGAGGAGGTTGCCTACTGCCGCCTCGGCGGCTGGTGTGGCTTGGGTTTCGATGGCCTGGGCGGCGGCGTCCATGAACGGCACGGCGGCGATGTGGCGGCGGGGGCTGCCGTAGTTGACGGCTGCGGCGTAGCGGACGCGGGGGCTGCCGGCGACGACGGCGGCACCGCCGGGGACGGGTTCGGTGTGGATGCTGCCGGCGAGGACGCTGGTGCGGCGTGGTGCGCGGCGGCGGGCGGCGTCGGCGCCGGCCTCGACCAAGGCCGCGCAGACGCCGGCCAGCTGGCCGCTGGCGTCGTCGCGGACCTGGTCGAGGTCGCCGATCAGCTCGTTCATGCCGTGCACCTGGAGCATCAGCTGGTGACCTTGGCGGGCTTGGCGAGGAACTTCCAGACGAAGTCGTTGGTCCAGCGGGCGGAGGTGTCGCTGTCGGCTTCGCCGCCGAGCATGTCGCCGTCTGGTTCGGTGACGATCACCTGTCCGGTGATCTTGGGGTTCGTCGGTGATGCGGTGGTGCCGCCGTAGGGGAAGATTTCGACGGCGGCGGTGCTGCCGGGGCTGGAGAACATCAGGTTCCACAGGCTGGTGGCGTCGCCGGGGTCCTGGGTGGCGGTGAACTCCAGGGTGTAGTCGCGGGCGCCTCCGCCGGCCGCGTCGGCGAAGCTGGTGAACTTGCTGGAGGTGGGCTTGGAGACGATGCGGCAGTTGGACACGTCGGCGGTGCGGCTGACGGTGCCGATCTTGACCGTGAGGGTCCGGCTGCCGAGTGGAGTGGTGCTCATGGTGTTCCTTTCCTAGACGGCGTTGATGCCGGTGATGACCAGTCCGTTGACCGTGTTCGGGCCGAGGACGAGTTCGTTGGGGGTGGCCTGGGTGACGAGCAGGACGGGCCACACGGCGGCGATCAGGTCGTCCAGGTGGGCGTCCAGCCAGTCTTCGGCTGCGGCGCGGTCGGCCGGGATGGCCACCCAGATTTCCCAGGTGTCGAGCCACCCGGTTCGCTTGCCGTCGCGGACGCGTTGGCCGCGCCTGACGAACCCGTCGCCGGTCTGGAGGGACTGCCGGTAGCGGGGGGCGATGCGGGTGGTGCCGTCGAGGGTGGCTGCGGCGGCGAGCTGGTCGCGGATCATCGGACGGCCCGCTTCCGGAACGGCGCTTCGAGGCGACGGATTTCGGCGTCGTTGGAGCCGATCCAGCTGATGCCGCCGTCGATGCCGGCGGTGTAGCCCAGCGGCAGCGCCTTGATCGCCAGGTTGCGGTGGACGCGGCGGCACAGGGCGGTGGCCAGGTCGGCCGGCCAGGCGGCGTCGGAGGCGGGGACGCGGCATACCCGGGCCTGGGCGGCGGTCTCGGTGGCGAGCGCTGCGCTGATTTCGGTGTCGGTCCAGGTGTTGTTGGCGCCGAGGTAGGTCTTGACGGCGGCCAGGTCGGGTGCGGCCATTCTCGGCTCCTTCCGGGCTGGTTGTGGTGGTGGGGACGCGCCCGCGTCGCTGTGAGGAGACGACGCGGGCACGTCCCGGCATCAGGGGGTTGGATCAGGCGTCGGCGGTGGTCCAGTCGACGGGCACGATGTCGGCGGCCCGGACGCAGCCGGTCGCCTCGTAGCCCCACACGCCGATCTGGACTTCGCGGACGCTGAGCTGGAGGTCGATCCGCTGCGGGGCGGACACCCACGCGTAGACGGACTCGGGGACGAACAGGTAGGACACCTCCGCGTTGGCGACGGTCTTGTCCAGTGCCCAGGCCGGGATCAGGCTGCGGTTGCCGATCTGGATGGCCTCGTAGCCGGCGCGGATGGTGCCGTCGGCGTTGGTCGGGTTGATGACGGGCAGCAGGGGCCGGCCGGTGGTGTCGAGGGCGCCTGCGCAGCCGCCGTACAGGGTGGGGTCGCCAGCGAAGCTGGTGAACCGGTCACCGCCCTTGACGAACTGGAGGCCGACGAGGGCGGCCTTGAGGAGGGCGACCTTGGCGGCGTCGTTGGCGCCGGCGCCGACGTTGATCTCGGTGCCGGTGCCGGTGGCCAGGAGGGTGGCGATGTCGACTTCGAGCTTCTCGAAGTAGTCGTTCATGACCTCGTCCCAGATGATCTTGTCCAGGGACGGGTTGCCGCCCTGGTCGTAGACCTCGCGGTTGATCTTCGCCAGGCCGGACAGCGGCACGGGCGTGATCGTCTGAGAGGTCGTGGTCAGCGACATCTCGGTGGGCTCGACGCCGGCGGCGTGGTTCTGGATGCCCTTGCCGGCCTTGGTGGCGAACTTGGGCAGCATGAACGGGGTGGCGTCGCTGATGGCACCGGTGGACACCAGGCCCCACAGCGGCCGGTTGAACCGGAGCGGGCCGACGTACAGCTCGGGACGCTGCTGGGTGGGGTTCAGCGAGGACACGTCCGCGCCGGCGATGGCGGCGAACGCCTCGCCGAGGAACAGGTCCATCCGCTTGCGGGCGTCGGCGTCGCCGGAGAACTGGATGGCCTTGGCGTCCTCCAGGAGGCTGAACTTGCCGCCCTGGACGCCGTCGAACCGGTACGGCAGTTCCTCGCGGACCTGGACGACGGCGGTCGGGTTGGGCTCGCGGGCCGGAACGGCGAGCCGGTCGGCGAAGGCCGTCAGCCGGCCGTCCACGGCCTGCTCGAACTGCGCGAGGAGCGCGGCTGCGTCGAAGGCCGCCGGTGCCGGCTCGACCTGGGGGTTTTCATCGCCCATGACGGGCTCCTTTCGGTTCGGGACCGCGGATGCGGCCACGCTGGTGGTGCGCGCGTCGGCGAACGCGGGCAGGGGGGTGAGGGAGACTTCGGACAGGGCGGCGGAGACGCCTCGGCGGACACCTTCGCCGTCCACGTTGAACACCGCCCCGCGGGCCAGGCCCATCGACAGGCCGTCGAGGACGTGGTCCTCGGCCAGGGACAGGGCCTTGTCGCCCTCGGCGCCACGGGCCACCTTGAACGTGCCGACGATGCCGTCCTTGGTCTTCTCCAGGGCGGTGGCGTGACCGATCGCTGCGGTGTAGTCGTGGCTGACCAGCAGCTTGACGCGGGTTACGTCGGTGGGCCAGGTGAACTCGGTGCCGGCGTCGAACTGGAACTGGCCTTCCCAGTTCTCGCCGGTGACGCCGAACGGCACCACCAGGCCGGTGATGGTGCGGGTCTCGGCGGAGGCCCGGAAGACGGTGGAGGCGGGAGTCTCGAAGGTGGCGAGCTGGTCAGGCATTGGCGGGCTCCTCGGCGGGCGTGGCGGCGATGGGTAGGGCGGGGTCGAAGTATCTGCGGGCTTCGGGGGCGGACAGGATGCCGCCGGTCTTGCCGGCGGTGGCGATGCCCATGCGGGTCTGGTCGTCGGTGCGCAGGAACTCGGCCCAGCGCCAGCGGCATTCGTAGCCGCGCGGGGTCACGTCGTTCATGTTCAGCCGTTCGCCGATGGCCACGGCGTACGGGTTGAGGGTCATGTCAACGAACTCTTGACGGTCCTGTTGGATGTTCGCGTAGACCCTGGACGTGGTGGAGACGTTGACCCGTTCGGCGCTGATGCCCATGAGGGTGGCCAGCTCCTTCGCGGCGTGGTCGCGCTGTTCGGCGAGCTGGAGTTTTTCCGGGTCCCAGCCGGCGGTGTTGTACGCGTAGCCGGCCGGCACGAAGCCGGTGCCGTGCGCGGCCCGGGCGGTGTCCCACTGGTCGAGGACTGCGTCGACGTCTTCCTGGTCGGGGTCGTTGCCGTCGGTGGGGGCGAAGTAGTCGAGGGGCTGGTTGTTCGCCGAGTACAGGTTGACGGCCCGGTCGAGGGCGATGTGGGTGCGGATGGCGCGGGCGCCGGCGGTCAGGATCGGGTCATTGGGGGAGTCGAACCGGATCAGGTCGAAGTCGTCGGCGTAGCGCAGCGCCGCGCCATGGTGGCCCATCTTGGTCGCGTACTGGCGGGCTTGCTGGACGACGTCCACGCCGGATTCGAGCCGGACGACCTTGGTCGGGTAGCCGTGCCAGCCGTACTCGACCACGAGCCACCAGGCGACGCCGTCGTAGATCAGGTCCTCGACGGTCCGAGCGATGGTCACCGACCGGGGGATACCGCGTTCGGGCTGGCGCAGCAGGTCGGAGAACCCGGACTGTTGCCCGGCCAGGTCGTACAGGTCGATGGGGATCGTGCCCAGGGTGCCGGCGATCAGGTCCCGGCCGCGCTTCACGGCCGGGACCTGCCGGGCCTCCCGCCGGGTCACCCGGGCGGCCGGGTCGGCGTAGCTGGTCAGGCCGAAGAACTCGGCCGGCACCTGCTCGGGGCCGATCGCGTCGAACCGGGCACCGGCCGGCAGCACTGCCAGCGGCTCGTCCCGCCGCATCATGAACCTCGACAACCAACCCACGCACGGAATCATCCAGCGCGAGACGCGCCAAGCTAGCGCATTTCGCACTGTTGGGCGTGTCGTGGGTGGTTCAGGCGGTGCGGGTGTAGC